TATTAGCAAAATTAATTTCATCAGATGCAAATAATCCGCCAATGTTTTTTGAATTTTCTGTAACTAAGTCAAAATCGTATGAGTTATGAAGAGATTCCTTCTCACTTACTAAATCACTAACAACAACAGCGACAGAACTTGACACTCCAACAGATGCATTTCTACGATTTTTATCGTCAGTCGAAGCCATTGATACGATACTCATATCAGCAAAATTCTTAAATCCAACAACGTGAGTTAAACTATTGACAGGATCTTTCCAAGTTTCATACTGAACAGGACTATTCAAAGAGTATGAGAAGTTTTGATAATAATCACTATCTTGTATTTTTTGTAGTTCTGTATTTAATTTACCAGTTTCTCTTCTAAATCCACTTCTCACCTCAGAGTTTGAATCTATTTCATAATTTGAAGTGAAACGATTTATTTGAGTAATAAATGCAATTGACTTAGATGATTGTCCATTAATTGACTCACCAATATCAAAAGTGTC